ATATATTCTACACAGCAAAGCAATGTTGTATTCAATAGGAGAATCATTACTACGATAATGAGAGTCCTTTGTTTGTCTGTATTCATTTAATGTTCTCTTTTTACTTTTCAAAATATCTTTTTACTATTACAACAATTAAAGCACCAGAGATAAAACTGGTTATGTGTGATATGATTAACATTAATAATATAGTTTTCATTTTTTAAATGTATTAAATTTTTTCTTAAGTTCAGCAGTTTCTCTGTATGCTTTTACATTTTGCATTGTTAATAATGTTTGTTTGTTTTTCATTTCATCAATCATTAATCTAAGCTCTAACATACATTTTAAGCTATCTTGCAACGTTTCTACCGCCTCCAATTTGCTTTGTGTTACTCTACCTACTTTTAAACCTTCTTGAGCTTTTAAAAGCAATATTTCTAATTTGTTCTTTGTTATTGTATAATCTAAATCTGTCATCTTAAAACATTCTTATTTGTTGTTTATGTTGTTCTATTCTTTTCATAGCTGATTCATAGTATTCAGTATCTAATTCACAAGCAGTCAAATCATATCCTAAATTATGGCACGCTATTGCTATTGAACCACTACCTAAATGAGTATCTAATATTTTATAACCCTCTTTACCATATTTTAATAAAATCCATTCATAAAGTTTTATTGGTTTTTGTGTTGGATGTTGTTTTTTTCCGTCATAATCTGGCAAAGTAGATAATCTTTTAAATATTCTAATATTATTTTTAATACTACACCAAGCTAACTCTGCTTCTGAAAAACTTAAATTAGGATTTAATTTATCCCATATTAGCCAATTATTATTTAATGGAAGTTTAAAATAATTACCTCCCCAAATTATTTGATTTTTTGATACCCTAAAAAGCTCGTTAAAATATTCATCATTAGGTGCAGAACTATCCCAATCTTTACCTTTAACAAATTCGTGCTTGCCACTACCCATAGTCATCTTGCCAGCATCAATTCCATAAGGAGGGTCTACAATAGCAAGGTCAAAGTAATTATCTTCATACCTTGCCATTAGCTTGATATTATCTTCGTTTGTAATAGTCATTGTTTTAAATCTTCAGAGTAAAGTAATTCATCACCAAGTTTTTTATCTAATGTTTTAATAGTTCTATATATTTCTATGCTTTTTCTTTTTACTTCCTCTTTCTCTGCTTTAGTAGAATCTGTTCCAAGATGTGCATACAAACTACAATCTATTTCTAAAAGTGTATCTATCTTTTTTTTATTACTCCAAGTTTTATAATTCATAAACTCTTGTATGTTTTTATATGTGTATCTCATTGTTTTTGTTTTAAAATAATTCTGTTTGGTTTACATTTTGTTTTCTTACTATTCCTACTGCTGTTTCTAATATTGTTTTACCAGCTTCATAGTCTACAAGGTTTCTTGCTATTTTATCTATACGCTGCTTACCCTTGTATTGTCTAAAATCATAGTCGTGAAATTCACACCATCTTGAAACTTCATCCTTTCCTTCCATAATTGATGACTTCCTTGCGTTTAAATCACTTGGTAAATTAAAGTTAGTCCAATAAAGATGCCTACCTCTTTTCTTTGCTGGAATAAGAGGCTCATAATATGGTATAACATTCTCAACAACATAATTACCTTTAAACCATTTTTCTAAAAATATTATTTCTTCATATAATTTTAAATCTGGGTAAGCTGCTTTAGTTGTATTTCTTCTTGCAAATCTCGCTCTACTATGTGTAGGACAAGGTGGGCTGCTCCATATAAAATCAAACTCTTTGTAATGGTCTAATAAATACTGATGTGCGTCTGCTACTATTACTTTGTCATTAGGAAATCTTTCTTGATACAATCTTGCACATTCAGGGTCTAATTCAACAGCGGTAACTTCTATATCTGTAACTTCATCCCACTTGTATCTGTTTCCACCTAAACAAGCATATAAATTTAATATTTTCATTGTTTTTGTTTTAATACGTTATTACCACCAATTGTAAATCCTAAACCACTATTGTAATCAAATCTTAGTGGTTCACCTAACATTGTTGGTTTACCGCCTGTTTCTTTATCTTTTATTTTATATACGTGAACTTCTGTCATCATCCAAAGTTTATCGTGTGAAATTAACCTATGTAAACAAATAAAATTATCTACTCTATTTGGAAACACTTGTCCACCTTCACAATCTGCTTTTCTTGGTGGTTGTATATGGCCGTTCAATTGATGGTCAGGTGGATATACACGCCTTGCAGCTTCTGTTTGTGGATGCATTGCAATAAACATTGTTTTGCCTGTTTTATTACAAAACTCTCTAACATCATTACAAACTTGATAGTTTCTTTCGAATTGTGATATTCTTCTATCGTGGTTAATACCTGTGTATGGGTCAATAAAACAACCATCACAATCTTCTGCTTCAAATATCTTTAATAGTTCTTTATGATTGTAAAGTTTTCTATTATCGATAAATTTAAAATATTTACTTATTTCATCGTGGTAAAATAAATACTCATTTAAATCTTTAATTGTTTCACCTGTCCACATTTGTATAATATCACGCTTTAACTGTCCAGCATTATTTTCACCTGACCAGATACACCACTTCTTACCGTGTATTTTACTTAGTGCAGTTAAGTACCATAATATAAAATTAGTTTTACCAACATTATCTAAACCTAAAAACATATTGAAGTTGCCATTCTTGTAAACAAAGTAATCATCTAATAAACAACCAATACCTATACCTTTTTTAATTCTACCTTCTTTAAATGCTTTTAAATATGGTACTGTGGCTTTATCTTCTAATATCATTGGTCAAGAAGTTTTTGCACTTCATCATTTACTTTAAGTAAATTATCATTTGCATATTTATCTTTTCTTATCTTATCTTTTCTTAATGCTTTAGCCCTGCTTAAGCCACCCTTCTTTCCGTTGCTAACATTTCGCTTGTGTTCTACTAAACGTTGCTTATACTGTTCATCTAACCATTTAATATTAATAGTTTCATTTTCTATCTTAAATAACTCAGCATCTACTAATGTACTCCATTGTTTAGGTATTAATGTTTCTATTTGTTTTCTTGTAACATTACATTCTTTGCTCCAGTAGTAGCAGCAAACTTTCATAAATGCACCTTGAACATCTAAGTCCATAAATGATATACTGCCTGTAATCCATTGATTTGGATAAAATTTAAAGTATGGTAATTCTTTCATAATTTGATTAAAAATTGTGTTTATAGTTTGTTCTTTCGCATTGCAATTTGTAATATTCAAAAGCTCTCATACCAGTAATATGTGAATCAGTTGGTACAAAATATTTCCAACCTTTGCTTTTTCCGCGATTAATATAATAAAAAAAATAAGCAGCTAACTTTCCTGTGTTCTTTTCCATTATAACAGTTGCTGTATGGTCAGAGGTTGGTATTGCCTCTTTTACTTTAAAATCTTCATTATTATAATTACCATCTCTATCTTTTTTTGAATATAATTCTGCTATATAATTAGCTTTATCATTTAATTCTTTTGCGATTTCTTTATTCATAATATGCTTTGTGTTTTGATTCGTATTTGTAATAAGCTAATAACTCATTTTCATTAAGTGATTCTTCTGTATATAGTTTATCAAAAGCGAAGGATACTTTTTTTATATCCTTCACTTCTTCTTTTGGTTGTATATAATCAATATACTTAAAATCTTTCTTTTGGATTTTAAATGCCTGTACCAATGAAATATAAGTTATTTTATACTTTTTTGCTATCTCTGGCATCGTTTGTCCGTTCATCAACATATTTTGTATATCCAACGAACTCAAACCCAATGCGGTTAAGATTTTTGATTGTTTCATAATACTTAAAAGGGTAAATCGTTTGAAGTATTACTTGCTTCAGCTTTAGGTGCTTCTGCATCTGGCTTCCAAGTATCTACACTAATACTTACATCTTTACCATATTGGTCAGCTTCATCTTTTAAATTAATATTTAGTTTGATGAATTTGTTACCATTATACTCCTGTATGTATTCTGATATTTTAGAAGGATTAATAGTTACTTTTAACCATTTAGGATTCATAACTTTACCACTTCCACAATATATTGTTTCTTCTTTTTTATCCATTGTTATTTGTTTTATTTGTTTTTATTTAATTTATCTAATTGCCATTCGCATATTTCTTCAAGGTCTGCACCGTTTTCATCTTGTAAAATATCTGCATACATTCCGTTTACATACCATTCATTTACTATATTCCAAACATCAATATTGCTTAGATTTTTTTCTTTTATAATACTCATTTTTTCTTGTTGTTTATAATCTGGCATCCATTGCCATTCTTTTTTTATCATTAAAATTTAATTGTTATTCCTACAGCTACAAAAAAACCTCCTGTAGCTATTGCAAATGTATTAGGATTTAAATCTAACTTTTGCTTATGCCATAACATATTAGTTG